GTAGGCTTAAGTTAATGTAGTCATGCATGGCTCTATTAGCCTCACGATACAGTTTCGCTGGGTGTACCTCTGGATCTTCAGCCCTTAACTCTAGGCAGACTATAGCTCCCTCAGATACTATGTCATCAAAGTCATTAGGTCTGTTATATTTGTGTGCTAACTTACGACACATATTTATCAGATCTTCATTACTTATCATAAGGGCCTCCTCTTAGGTTTGATAGAGGCTGATATAACCTCAGTCTTTAGGCATTGACCTATAGCATCCCTATCAATGGCATACACAGGCTCATAATAGGCTGGTAGAGCGTCTCCACAGGCCCTATAACTAGGGAAGATGACTTTAGCTTGTAGGTAGTCACCATTTAACGTGTAGCTCAACACAAGGACAGTATAGAACAACATTATTCCTCTTTCACTCCTATGCATGGTAGTAAGATAGACAGCTTACAATACTTTGGATAGTCATCATACGTCATAGCTATCAGTATTGGTGGTGCAGCAATTAGTAATGCTACAATAGCTGATGCCTTTATTGCACCGTTAATGTTACCTCTCATCAGTCACTCTCCCTTAATGCTTTCCACGACACAGGAAACAGGTCAATCATGCTACGATCAATTTCCCACGCTACCTCTGCTGTCTCAGCTTGTGTGTCAGGCTTACAGCGCAGCTTACACATGTCAGCAAACGCATCCAAGCTACCTGACCAATACCATTCAGTCATCATAGACTGTGGCAGTACCATACGTGCTTGCTCTGGGCATACACCCGCTTTAAGTAAACCATAATATGCATCCCTACAAGCATACATAGCTCTACCTACGGGCACACTGCCTCTGACTTCTACAATACCCTCACTACCTTGTTTTTTATCTTTACTACGTCCACGCCATTGATCAGGCACATAAAACTCAGGCTCACTATCCACATACCTACGACTAATCTCATTCCAGCGTAGGAACTTATGCTTGACTAGCTGTCTAGCTACAAAGACTGGTGCCTTGATATGGAAACTAGCAAAGCAATGTCCGAATGGTGATATGTGTTTATGCTTGGCTAAGTATTTAATAAGTTTCTTATCTTTAAGTTTCATATGCTGTTTGAAGCTATAGCCATCCGACTCTTCATAGTCCCATTCACTCTCTTTACCAAAGCTCACACGGGCTGCATTAACTACAGTCAAGTCATTACCCATGTGACCTTTATATGTTACTTCAATACTCATTAGTGTATCCTTCCCACTTCTCTACCATTTAAGTAAGCATATACTTCAGCTAGTTCGTCATCTAAACAGCGGGTAGCTTCTTCTACAGCATTATCCCTGTTATCAAACACTTCAAACTCTTGTCCATCTTTAAACAACACATATTCCATTAGAATGTTACCTCTCCATTTTCATCACGGGGGTCATTATACCAATCCTTAGATAAGTGTAAAGCCCTCGTTTCACTGCGTAGCTGTGCTACTATAAGATCTTCCTCTGCTTCTACTTCATCCTCAGTAGGTATCATAATACCTAACATGCGTAATTCTCTCTGTGCCTCTACTGGTAAGTTATTCATTACACTTTCTCCCCATTGATAAGCTCTACCTTCTCAGCATAGAATGATTTCCACTTGCTCTCTTTTATTTCCCAGATTGGGATTTGACCACGGGATCTCATAGCCTCACCTTGAGCTAAACCACGATCACTACCTACGATCTTGCTGGTAGGCTTTAAAAGGCCATTGACTACACGCTCAGAGCCATTGGCCTTGATGAATGTTACAGTTATGATCTTAGTACCTTGAGCTTCTAACAGGTCTAGTACACGTTGTTTCTTTTCCATTACTTCTCTCCTTTGATTCTTTTCTATAGTTACAGTCACATTTCTTACGGCTCTGGTCAACCCCCTTTTATACTTTTCTGCTTCTCTTTTATTATCCACCAGCTTCCAGCAATTCAATTTCCTATCGGGGGTATATACACTACAGCGTAACATATTCATACTTCTCCCTATATTCTACAGTGTAGTCTTTTCTACTGTAGGGGGTACGACAGTTATAGATAAAGTCTTGGGCATCACACTCCAATAAAAACAGAGCTACGACAATACCGTGGTCTTTGTTTACTACGCAATACATCTCCTTACCCTTCGTTTTGTACTATTGGTTTGCTTATTGATACTACTTCTTCCTCACCCTCAAGGTAAGCCTCTATGGCCTCTCTTAACCAATAAGGTTCGTATGCAGCTTGCTTATCTTCAACCCTGATTTTCACTACAGCCTCTACATAATACATCAGTCATCTTCCTCTTCACTATTGATATATTCCCATTCCTCTTGACCCTCTTGGCATACAGCACAGATAGTATCGTTGTCACCATGCATTTCCTCGAAGGTCTTATAGAACTCACAACACTCACAAAAGTATTCTTTATTCATTCTAAATAACATTATAACCACCCTTCTGATTTGTGTACAACCTTTTCGTTTTCGTCATAGACCCAACTGTAGTCTGTCTCTTCGTACATACACTCTTCTTCTGCATGATTAATTGCTTCACGTAAGCTGTTGAAAGTCTCAGTAACTAGGTCATGGTCTTTATATGTTGTCCTGACTTTATACATTATGATTCTCCTACAGCTTTTTGTCTAACTGATTCATACTCTACATCATCCAGCAAGTTAGTCAAATGCTTTTTAGCTTCTTTGATGTCATCCTTCAAGCGATCAATGTCATTCTTAGCATCTTCCAAATACTCAAAGAGGCTGTTGATCTTATCCTGCTTAGTCCACGACATATCACCTTCACAGGTATGGTTTACGTTTATCCCACGTTCAGCATCGTTACGGTATTCTTCTGCACGACAAACAGCAGTTTGTAAATCACTTTCGATGTCTCTGATCTGCTTAATAATATTTTCCATTGGTACTCTCCCTCTCTTGTTTATTTAGAATCACCCTACTAATTTCCACTGGTGGGGTCAAGCCCTTAATTTCCACTGGAGGGGGTTACTCTTAATTTCCACTGGTGGGGGGTCATTTTCCACTGGTGGGGGTGTTCTCGATTCGTTCCAGTGTTCCTGATTCGTTCTCGATTCATGATTCGTTCCTGATTCGTTCTGGTTTCACGATTCGTTCCTGATTCGTTCCAAACTACCGATTCGGATAGATCCAAAAATGCTGTCAATGGCACAAAAGGATAGTTGACAAGGAATTTCGGATAGTGTGATTTATTTACAACGATTCGCAACAAAGATTCACTTGACACAAGATTCTGCTTTACGAATCGGACTCCAGTGTATAACGCAAGCGAATCACGTAAACCTGAGTCTTTTGATATGGTATTTTTCCAGTCCATGATTCGTTTTTGGCATATCGTGCAATCTGTCCGTCAATTGTTATTTTTGCATACCAGCCATGCATTTTATGCAATAGTTTAACCTTTAAACTAATGAGTCGGAATTTACCAACACAAACGGTTATGGGATTAGTAACCCAGCCTCATATAAAATGATAAAGTGATTCCCTATAGGATTCAACCCATAAAATAATTTAATTTAATTAGATAAAAGACTCGACTCTAATAGGCGAATCGGCTTTAAGCATTTTTAGAAGTTAAACAACACAACATAAAAGGACTCTTAAAATGATCATATCAATTATCTTAACCGCTGCCCCATTTATCACGCTTGGCGTTTTTGGTTTAATCGAAGAGTATCACAATTATAAGTTTCGCAATCTTGTTTCGATTGAAGCTGTTTCTAAAACCTATAACATAAGGGAGTCATAATATGGATTATCAATTACGCATTAGAGACGTTTTAGGCTGGTTTTTGGCAATGATGCTATTACTTGCGGCAATGTATTGCTTGCCATATCTAACGTTATTGGAGCCGTTTCATGATGAATGCGGAGTCGGTATTATGACTCAAAACTCTGGCGGCTTTTATATCAATCTTGTTTGCAAAGGATAAACACCATGACAAAACGCACAAACACAATAAACCTTTTGAATGATACCAAAACAACGAGTCAAAAACTTAAAGAATATTACGACTCGCCGTTTTGGCGCAATGTTAGATCACAAGCGGAGTCCAAACTTAAAAAGGCGACTCGTGATGACGGGACTCTTATATGGGATAAATTGCCAAACCTTTTGAGCGTGAATCCTAAGATAATTAAAGGTGAAAAGTTAGGCTATAAATCCGCTATTCTTCACCTTGCGCCGTCATGGGCAAGCGGTATCAACACATGCGCATTAGCGACTCTTGGCTGTGGTATGAATTGTTTAAACGAGTCTGGTCATGGGCAATTGCATATGATCAACAACGGGAGTCATCACGTACACATCGCAAGAGTCATTCGGACTCTAATATGGTTTAAATATCGTGATCAATTTAAAATCAAGATTCAACGTGAAATTGAGAGTCTACAACGCAAGGCGGTGCTAAAAGAGTCTGCTATTCCCGTTGTGCGTCCGAATGGCACAAGTGATCAAAAGTTTGAGTCACTCTTTCCAGAATTGTTTACCAAGAATCCGAATGTTACATTCTATGATTATAGTAAAATCGCTAATAGGAATGTGAGTCATATTCCAAACTATTCCCTTGTCTATTCTATGAGTGAAGACACAACAGAGTCCGACATAGAATCCGCTTTTAATAACGGCATGAATTGTGTTGTTGTGTTGCGCCTTAAACGTGATGAATCTAAACCAGAGTCCTTTATGGGGCGGCCTATGATCGATGGTGACTCCCATGATTTAAGGTTTATAGATCCGCAAGGCGTATTCGTTGGACTCTTCGCAAAAGGTCATGCCTATAAGGACTCAAGCGGATTCGTATATGAATTAGAAACAACAACAACACAAGAAAAGGAAACAATCTAATGACACTGATAGCAAACTATCCAAGCAAGAAAGCATGCAAAGAAAGCATAGGCGAGCCGCTTAAGTATATTGAGACAAGCATATTTGGCGCTGAGTATACGCCCAACGGGACTCTGACAGTAGTCAACCGCCCACATATAACCAAGCAAGGGCGGGAATGGTTTGGCCGCATAACAATGCGCAACGGGTTAATTCATAAAGTAACATAGCAACGGCTCAATATAACGCCCATAGAATAACCTTAGAGTCCTGTTAGGCTAATACCCTAGCGGGATTCTTTTTTGTGTTGTGTATGGCGCTTATATTGGCGCTTATGGCTTGTGTTATAATATAACAGAGTCAATTGGTTACTTGTCTATTACTTGCGAATGATTCTCATTATCAATAGCGAGTCTTGTTACGAATGATTCTCAATAGTGCTGCCGATTCGCTCGCCAAGCGCTAGTTTTTTCTTTTTGTCAAGCCTAGATCACAAATTGTTTCAGTCTTGTAACATTCGATCACATTTTTATACTGGGGGTTGACATTCGTTGGGACCCTCTGTAAAATACGCAGGTGATTCGGTATGGGTCTGTTTCCACCCACATCTACAACATAAGAATTTTACTTTGACCCTGTATCTACTGTGGTATTTATGCAACAGTATACGACATGCGCTACCCACTTAAGTCAACTACAAAGAAAAAGAATCATTGGTAATCAACGACTTATAAAATAGTTTAACTTTAGTTGTTACAAAAGGGTAAAAGTATCCCTATAGTATAGTAGGAGCTATACTTAAGTATATACTTAAGATCTCAACTTATCATATTATAATACTAGATAGATTAAGAAACTTAAGTTTATACTTAAGTATAGGTAGTACCACATGAGCGTCCACGATAAGATCCCCTATAGTGAAGTGATAGCCAAGAAGGTTAGAGAAGGTATTCGTAGTGGAGTATCTGTTAAAGATATTTTGTCGTCTATCCAGAAGTATCAGAATGCCCCCTCAAGTACAGCTACCTTCTATAAACTATATGGTGAGGACATAGCTGAAGAGAAGGCTTCTATTGTAGGTGCTGTAGGTTCTGTAGTTGTACAGCAAGCATTAGAGGGTGACTTCAAGTCTCAGGAACTCTTTCTTCGTAGTAAGGGAGGCTGGAGTCCAACATCTACAGTTAATGAGGTAGATCAGGTAGAAGACCCCGATGTAGATGAGTCAGCTATTGACTCCCTGATGAACCTATTAGGTAAGACCCGTAGTAATGATTACAGCCCAGACTCTTAGAGACTTACCAGATTCTGATGTAGCTGCACTATTAGAAGAACTAGGCCCCAAGAAGACAGAAGAGTTACAACACAACTGGGAATTTTGGGCTAGACCTGAACAGTTAGAGCCAGAGGGTATATGGAATGTTTGGGTTGCACTTGCTGGTCGTGGCTGGGGTAAGACCCGTGCAGGTTCAGAGTGGGTCAGACACAGGATCAAGAAGGGCGATAAGATTGTCCACTGTGTTGCACCTACTAAAGGTGATGTTCGCAGGGTTATGGTTGAGGGTGACTCAGGTCTACTCAATGTCTGTTGGAAGGGTGACAAGACATACCGTGGCAAACACATTGGTTTCCCTGTATGGTCCCCCACGAACAATACTCTTACATGGGAAAATGGCTCAAAAGCAGTCTTCTTCTCAGCGGAAGACCCAGAACGATTAAGGGGACCGCAAGCATATAGTGCATGGACTGACGAACTCTGTGCATGGAGGAATGCCCAAGAGACTTGGGATATGCTACAGTTTGGTTTACGTTTAGGTAAGCGTCCTCAAGTATTTGTAACGACGACACCTAAGACAACCAAACTGATACGCACAATACTAGACGATGATAAGACTACCATTAGCAAAGGGAGTACCTATGATAATGCAGCCAATCTAGCAGATACCTTCTTAGACGCAGTAAAGAAGACGTATGAGGGAACAAGGTTAGGTAGACAAGAATTATATGCAGAAATACTTGATGAAGCATCTGGCGCATTATGGAATAGACAACAACTTGCTAAGTGTGAGATAGACAAGGATGACGTACCATCTCTTAATAGGGTGGTTATTTCTATTGATCCGGCTATTACGTCAAATGCAGAAAGTGACATGACTGGTATTGTAGTTGCTGGTGTAGATGTCAACGGCATAGCTTATGTAATAGAAGACCACACAGGTAGATATACTCCTCAACAGTGGGCATCCAAAGCTGTAGAACTCTATAGAGAACATATGGCTGATAGGATTGTAGCTGAAAGAAACCAAGGTGGCGATATGGTTCGTCACACATTACACACAGAAGATGAAACAGTCCCAGTAAAGCTCGTACATGCATCCAGAGGGAAGATGGCACGGGCTGAACCAGTATCTGCATTATATGAGCAAGATAAGGTTAGACACGTAAGAGGACTTAATGACTTAGAAGATCAGATGGTACAGTGGGAACCTCTAGGGTCCATAGGCTCACCAGACCGTCTTGATGCTTTAGTTTGGGCTATAACGGACCTATCACTCAATGGCTACGCAAAACCTACGCTGAAACTAGCGTATAGTAGCGCCAAGGGACTAAGATAATGGTTAAGAAGCTCTCAGAGACAGAGGCCAAGAAGATATTAGGTGTAGCGGGTGACAACACCTCTAATGGTCAGATACGGGCTGATGAGTTTCTACCTGAGTTGCGTGGCAAGAAAGCTATACGCAAGTACCGTGAGATGAGAGATAACGACAGTACTATTGGTGCTGTCATGTATGCTACTGAACAAGTCCTTCGTGATGTTGATTTAAAGGTGATGCCAGCTAATGATAGTGCAGAAGCTAAGAAAGAAGCTGATTTCGTTGAGTCTGTACTTGACGATATGGACCATACCCTTGATGACCATATTGCTGAGTCCTTATCGAATTTGTCGTATGGCTTTGCTTGGTTTGAAGTCATATATAAAAGACGTAATGGCCCTACTGAAAGAAGCGATAAGAAGCGTTCTAAGTATTCTGATGGCCGTATGGGTGTACGCAAGATTGCTATTCGTGCGCCTTGGACAATCTCTAGGTTTGATGTAGATCAGAAGACTGGCGATGTACTTGGCATTTATCAGGATGGGTCGGGCTATAACAACTCTAATTATATACCTACTCGTAAAAGTCTGTACTACCGCACGACAACGATTAATGGTGACCCTGCTGGGCGCTCTATACTTCGCAATGCTTATACTTCTTATGAATATGTCAATAACCTACAGTCTATTGAGGCCATAGCTGTTGAAAGGGAACTTGCTGGTATCCCTGTTGCTCGTATTCCTGCTGAGTACTTGTCAGGGGATGCAACAGCCACACAATCTGGATTTGTCAATAACCTGCAATCTATTCTCAGGGATGTCAAGTTCAATGAGCAAGGGTACATTATTCTGCCTTCCGACACCTATCCCGATAAAGACGGAGCGCCTACCAATCAGAAGCTGGTAGATGTTGAGCTTATGTCTTCTAGTGGTAGCCGTAATATTGATATTGATCCTATTGTAAGACGTTACCAGCATGACATTGCTCGTAGTGTCCTTTCTGAGTTTCTTATGCTTGGTGGTGGCAACACTGGCTCTTACGCCCTCTCCAAGAGTAAGACAGACCTGTTCCTTCGTGCATTAGAGAGTTATATCCAAGCTATTGTTGATGTCCTCAATAAACAGCTTGTTGAGCGCCTCTGGGAGTTGAACGGTCTGAACTATGACCTGATGCCGACGATAACCGCTGGCGATGTAGCTCCACATGACCTTCGTGAGGTTGCAGCCTTCTTGCGTAACCTTAATGGCGCAAACATTGACGTTAGCAGTCACCCAGAGGTTGTTAAAGACCTTATGGACATTGCTGAATTAAACTATGATCCTGAAGCTGGTGTTTCAACCGCGCAGGAACCCCAACAAAAACAGGAAAATGAATAATGGCTACTTTTAATAAAGTTAATGACTTCGTTGCAAACGCAGTTCACAACATGGATTTAGAAAGCGACCAAGTTATTGTTGCTCTCTCTAACACAGCACCATCATCAGAAAGTCCAAATCCGTCTACGGATGGTAATGGTGTTCTGGCTAACGTGACACAGGTATCTTATACGAACCTCTCGTCTCGTAATGTAACAACAACCTCATCTTCGCAAACTGGTGGTACATACAAGCTAGTATTGGCTGACGTAACATTAACATCAAGCGGTGGTGCAACTGGACCATTCCGTTATGTGTATATCTACAATGATACTGTAACATCCCCTGCTGATCCTCTGATCGGTTATTATGATTACGGTTCATCACTAACGCTTAACGATGGCGACAGTCTTACAGTAGACTTCTCCGCTGCAAATGGTGTTCTTCAAATCGCTTAATGGGGTGTCAAAATGGTCGTATTAGCGAACAGAGTAAAGGTTGAGACATCGACAACGGGCACTGGGACTATAACTCTTGGTGCTGCTGTTGATGGCTATCAAACCTTCGCTGATGGCGGTGTAAATGATGGCAACATTGTACGTTATGGGATAGAAGACGGAAGTAATTTTGAGATAGGAAGTGGCACATATACAGCCTCTGGAACTACTCTCTCTCGCACTGTAAGTGAAAGCAGCAATTCAAATAATGCGATCAATTTAAGCGGGTCTGCTACGTTATTCTTAACCGTTCTGGCCGATGACCTTTCTGACACTTTGGATTATGGGCTTGTTACGGGCGCAGTTACTTTAACAGATGATTATGGGAGCCTGACCTAATGGCAAGACAAGTTCAGTTTCGCCGTGGAACAACGGCACAAACAAACTCATTCACTGGCGCGGTTGGTGAAGTCACCGTGGATACAGATAAGGATACGGTTGTCGTTCACGATGGCTCAACGGCTGGCGGTCATCCGCTTCCGACTTCGCTTGCTGATCTTGGAGTTACTTCATCAGCCGCAGAGTTGAATGCGCTTGATGGCATTCCCGCCACTTTAACGGCCACTGAACTCGGCTACGTTGATGGCGTTACATCTGCAATCCAAACGCAGTTAGATGCTAAACAATCCTTAGATGCTGAGCTAACAGAACTTGCAACTATGGCAAGTACAACCGCATCTGCTTTAGCCGATTTAACTCAAGCTGAAGTGCAGATACTTGATGGCGCTACTGTCAGCACTGCTGAGCTAAATTACGTCGACGGTGTAACCTCTGCAATCCAAACGCAGTTAGATGCCAAGATGGCTCCCACTTATACAGGCGATGTAGACATCACTGGCGAGCTAATCGTTGATAGCTATAACGAAACCTACGGCGCTGTTACGTCAAGCTCCAATGCCACAACGGTCAACTGCGAGGCTGGTAACGCATTCAGCCACACGCTGACAGAGAACACCACGTTCACATTTAGCAACCCGCCAGCCAGCGGCACGGCGTATAGCTTCAGTATTGAGATCATCCAAGATGGCTCTGCGTCTGGCTTCACGGTTACTTGGCCTGCGGCTGTTGATTGGCCCGCTGCTACAGCACCAACGCTTACAGCGACAGCATCTGCAAAGGATGTATTCGTGTTTTACACCCGCGATGGCGGCACAAATTGGTACGGGTTTACGGCTGGACAAGCGTTAGGATAAACGATGGCTACTAAGAAAAAGCTATTACAAGCGGCGGCTGGCAATGCTGGTGGTGGTGCTGGCCTTGATGTTGATGATGTGTTCAGCACATATTTGTATGAGGGGAATGGAACGTCTCAGTCTATAGATAATGGTATTGATTTATCTGGCGAAGGCGGGATGACTTGGATAAAATCCAGAGACATTAGTGGTAATAATACAATTTTTGATACCGCTAGAACTAATGGCTTTGCGGAGTCTTTATACACTAATACTACAGGTGCAGTAGTCACTGGATGGGCAGGCTCAGTAGACAGCACAGGTTTTAACCTTGGCGTGGGTTATTCTAATGTAAATGCGTCAGGAAGCGACTACGCTTCATGGACATTCCGCAAAGCCCCACGCTTTTTTGATGTGGTGACATGGACTGGGGATGGGGCAAATAATAGAAAAATATCGCATAATCTAGGTAGCGTACCCGGCTGCTACATCGTGAAGCAGATTAACGATGGCCGTAGTTGGAATATTTACCACAGAGGCTTAAACAATGGAAACAGCCCAGAGGATTTTATCCTTACTTTCGACACAGACGCACAAACAGACGTAGATTATTGGAATGATACAGCACCCACTGCGACTGAGTTTACTATAAACAACTATACCCCACTTAATGAAAATGGGGGTAACTACGTAGCCTACCTATTCGCCCACAATGACGGTGACGGTGAGTTCGGCCCTGATGGTGATGCTGATATTATCAAGTGTGGGAGTTATACGGGGAATGGTTCTACAACTGGCCCAGTAATTGACTTGGGGTTTGAGCCGCAGTGGTTACTTATAAAAAACACAACTTCTGGCGGTACAGATAAAGACTGGGTTGTGATTGACTCTATGCGTGGCTTCAATCTCCCTTCAATTAATACAGCATTGCTAACTCCTAATAGCTCTTCAGCGGAAACAGCTTCAGGTCTTGGTGGCTCTGGAGATTCATATGTAGCTCCATCTGGAGAAGGGTTTCAACCAATAAATGATAGGTCTCAAGTAAATACGTCTGGGGATAATTATATTTATGTTGCTATACGGCGTGGCCCCTTGGCGGTGCCAGAAAGTGGCAGTGATGTATTTTTTATTGATACATATGATAGCTCAGCCACACCGCCGTTTACCACAACAGCCACTATAGATTTTGCGTTTAGGAGAAGGGTTCACCGTTCCGATGGTTGGTCTACGGGGGCCAGAATGATAGACACAAGGTCTTTTCGCACAGAAAATGCAAACGAAGAAGACAATAGTAGCCTGCACCGTTGGGATTATAATAATGGTTGGGGGGAAGGTTCTTTCCCTAGCTCTACTTATTCTTGGATGTGGAAACGTGCGCCTAGCTACTTTGACGTAGTGGGATACACGGGTAACTCAACAGCAGGGCGTACTGTAAGCCATAACCTTGGTGTCGCACCAGAAATGATGTGGGTGAAGAAAAGAAGCAGTGCAGGTTATTGGCGTGTTTATCACAAGAGTTTAAACGGCGGCACTAATCCAGAGCAGTACGGGCTTAATTTAAACGAAACTGTTGCAGAGTATGACGATAATTTATTATGGAATGATACTGCACCAACGGCATCTGTTTTTAGTCTAGGCACACAAGGTAACGTAAACTTTAGTGGCACCACTTACATAGCCTACCTATTCGCAAGTCTAGATGGTGTATCCAAGCTGGGGAGTGTTAGCCACACTACAGGCAGCAACACAGACGTAGACTGTGGTTTTAGTGCAGGGGCTAGATTTGTTATACTTAAAGGTGCTGACCTTGCAACGGGGTGGCTGGTGTTTGACTCAACTAGAGGAATTATCAGCGGCAACTCGCCGAGCATTGCATTGAATAGTTCAAGTGCTGAAGATAGCTCACAAGATAAGCTAGACCCTTACAGTTCAGGTTTTTCTGTTGGCCCCGATATAGCCACAGGTACATGGATTTATTACGCAATAGCATAATCAACTGACACAGGAGACTTTCAATCATGTCAGAATATCGCAACAGAACAACGGGCGAAGTTAAAACACAAGGGCAATGGCGAGCCGCTAACCCCAACATGTCTTTGCCTCGCACATGGAAAGCTGCAACGCTAGATGCACTAAACTTAGATGCAGTGCTACGAAGCCCAGCGGCTACCACAGGCGCATATCAAAGCTCAGTTCGTGATGGTGTTGAGCAAGATGCCAATGGTAACTGGGTAGAAAAGTATGTCGCTAGAGATATGTTCGCTGACACCACAGAGGATGGCGTCACGACAACCAAAGCAGAACACGAAGCCGCATATCAGGCCACCTTGGATGCAGCAGAAGCAGAGCGTAATCGAACCAAGCGTGATGGTTTGCTGGCTGAAACAGATTACTTTGCGCTGACCGATGTAACGATGGATGCCGCTATGACAACCTACCGTCAGGCTTTGCGTGATATTACAGCACATTCTAATTGGCCTAATCTTGAAGACGCTGACTGGCCGACGAAACCGTAAGGTAAATAGTCCATGCTTGGATTTTCACCACTAGCTTCAACAGCACTTGCAGATGACATAGGCTTTGCAGTTTATGATCTAGTTGCTGATGCTGGGTCTTTTGTCGCTACAGGCCAAGATGTAACCTTCTCTACCAGTGAGATCATCGGCACTGGTGTCTTTACTTACACGGCGCAAGATGCTGGCTTGGTGGTTACAAAACCTGCTGATGTTGGGTCGTTTGCGGTTACTGGTCAAGACATTGGATTTAGGTTTGATGCTAAGGTAATTGCTCAACAGGGTACATATATTGTATCCCCACAACAGATTACAGATAACACCCGCAAGGTTGCTGGCACAGGTCAGTTTACACTAACGGGTCAGTCTTTTGGCATTGAGTACCCACTACCTGTTTCTGAGGGAACCTTTACCCTCTCAGGTCAAGCTAACGTATTTGGCGTAACTCTTTCCGCTGGTACTGCTTCCCTTAGCCTTACAGGTCAAGCAGCAAATACCAACACCCGTATTCAGAACGGTTCTGGTAGTTTTGCTTTAACTGGTCAAGACGCCAATATAGTTCCAACTACTATCGTAGATGCGGAAATTGGCATATTTACTCTGACGGGTCAGACCTCTGATCTACTTCGTAATTATGCTCTGATTGCAGAAGCTGGCAGCTATAGCCTTACCTTCCAAGACACCGATACAGATGTTGTACTTGGTGTAGAGACAGGTAGCTTTGCCGTTAGTGGTCAAGGGGTATCGTTTAACGTAAACTTCCCTGTTGAAGACGCTTCTTACTTACTCACTCAGAACGATGCGACCTTTAACGTAAATGTTCCTGTTGATGCTGCGTCTTTTGCTATCAACGGATTTGATGCGTCTTTTGCTGTAAACTTCCCCGTTGAATTTACAACCTATAGCCAGACTGGCTTTGGAGCGCAGTTTACTACAACAGTGCCTGTAGAGGCTGGTTCGTTTGTCTTCGGCGCTGAAGATGCAGCATTAGATGTAAACTACTACATGCTTGGGGCGCAAGGTTCATTTGCCCTAACTGGTCAAGACACTACCTTGATTGCCGGTAAAGTTCTTGATGCACAGGCTGGTAACTTTGTTCTTACCGCTGATGATGCAAGACTAGAGCCAGAGCTAACCCTACCTGCTGCTGCTGGTGTATTCAGTCTTACTGGTCAATCTAATGGGTTTGGTCATGTACTTGAGGCAGACAAAGGTACATTCGTAGTGACATACTACGATGCAGACATTTATAGGGCATCGACCAGACGGGCTGTGTTTATTACAGCTAACTCAACTAATCAGGCTCTTATACAAAGCACGGCAAACTCTGCTGTCCTTGATGGAAATTATAATAAGGCGGCATAATGGCTTTCCACATTAAACAAAATGATACCAGTCCCTCTATCTTAGCAGAGCTTAAAGACGCTAATAATATTCCAGTCAACATAACTGCTGCTACGGCTAAGATTTTTGTTAAAGCTATTGATGGTACACTTAAGATTGATCAGAGTGTACAGATTATCAATGCTGCTCTTGGTACGGTTAGGTATGACTGGCAGACAGGTGATACAGATACTGTCGGTACATACTCAGTAGAGTTTCAAGTTACATATACAGATGGTTCCATTGAAACCTTCCCTAACA